TGGCACTGTTATTGCTTATCTGATATGAGCCTTGCAAACGCCTTAAAAAAAGCTGCATCAAAGACACTAAGTAAACTTGGTGGAGATGTGACAATAAGGCGAGTTAGTACTGGCAGCTACAATACAACCACTGGCGCCATAACAGAGACAACATCAGATACAACCATAAAAGGTGTACTTGATAATGTTTCAAGGTCACAGGTAAACGATCTTATTGAGTCGCAAGATAAGATTCTAACTATATCTGCAAATGACATAACCTTTGTACCTACAACAAAAGATAGGGTTGTTATAAGTAGTGTTGAATTTAAAATTATCAGTATTTCTGTTAATGAACAGAACAATACACCAATTAGTTTTGAACTTGTACTGAGGTAATTATGGCAAGAGAGATAAGGCTGTCTGGTATTGGCGAACACTTTGAAGATAAAGTTATTCGTACTGTAAAAAAAGCAACTTTACAATGGGAAGCAAAAGTAAAACAAGCAACACCTGTTGATACTGGTAATTTAAGAAATTCTTGGCAACATGATATACAACCTTTTGTTGGGGAAGTGTTTACAGATGTAGAGTATGCTGAACCAGTTGCTTATGGTACAAGTCTACCACCAAGTTGGGGTGGACAATTTAGGACAAGACAGCAAACAATAAAAGGTTATCCAGAGTTAATAGGAAAACAGCTTGAAGGTTTTATTGAAGATGAATTTAGGAGGGCATGATGGCAGCAGTAGATTTAAACACAGTAAGATCAACTATTGAAGGCAGACTTGCAACAGAATTAGCATCCAGCCCTGCTATTCCTGTTGTATTTAATAATATGTCTTTTGATTCGACAACAGAAGATACCTTTGTTCAATGCCAAACAAGTTTTGGTACTGGTAGATATTTAGGGAGAGGTGTAAATATTGTTGTTGGTTTGGTTGTAATAAATATATTTACTGAAGAGGGTATAGGACCGGGTGCAAACTTTACAATTGGCAAAAGGTTGCGTGACCTTTACAATAAAGTGACAGTATCAGATGTTATTTTTGATTCGCCAGTAGGTCCAGAAGTTTTGGCATCTAGTCCTGAAGGCAAGTTTCAAACACAATTAAGAATTACATTTGAAATATTTGAGGAACTTTAATTATGGCAAAGCTTGAAATTACTGAAGAAATGCTTGATGCAATTGAAGCTGTAAAAGGAAGAAGGGAGGCAAATTATTGGGATAATAGATGTAAAAGATATATGGAGAAACAACAAAAAGCAAAAAAAGATGTAAAAAAGTTAGAAAAAGGTTAATATAAAATAAATACTTTTTTTTGTTATGGCTGTTAAAGGTGATGTAGGAAAAATCATGTTTGAAAATGCTGGCGGTACCGAAGCTGACATTTCAGATTTAAGAGCATGGTCATTGTCTGTCACTAAGGACACAATGGAAACTACAAAGATGGGAGACACATCAAAATCATTTATTGGTGGTCTCATATCTGGTGAAGGTTCTGCAACTTTACTCTACAATCCATCAGGCAACTCAGATTATCAAGCATTTATTGATGATGTTCTTGTAACTGGTGATGCTGGTGATGCATTATTACTAACGCAGAATATGGCGCAACACTTGGTGAGATACAAGAGGTAAACGTTACGTTTATCACTAATGGTGCCATTACATCAGCTATATAGTACATTAGGATAACCAACCTAATATTTTATGGCAAAAAGAAATGTAGACCTTATTACTGAAGCTTTTGGCGAGGTAATGAGCAACAGAAGAAAGTATGAACTTAAAAAGCCTAATGGCGAATTGTTAAAAGAATTATATTTTCCACCATTAACTAGACACGACAGAATACAAGCACAAGCTGCTGCTGGCTCTGAGGAAGGATTGGTAATATCAACTAGACTTCTTTGCCAGCTTGCAGAAAATGAAGATGGGTCAAAAGCATTTGCTTCTGCTGACGCAGAAAACTTAAAAAGGTTTTTACCTGAAACAGTTTTGAATGATTTAGAAATATTTATGATGGGTTTGAATGTTGATCTTGGTAAAGCAAAAAACGAATAAAGCGAGACAACTGGTTAAATTTTGAGTTTTTTCTCGCAACAGAACTTGGTAAGACATTAGTTGAATTAAGAAAAGCTATTACAGAAGAGGAGCTTGTACATTGGGCTGCTTACTATGAAGTTAAATATGAAAGAGAAAAACAAGAAATGAATCGTCAAAAAGCCAAAACAAGGTAGTATATAATAAAGGTTATTTGCGTTTGTGGCACAATCTACTGTCAGATTAATAGTTGATGCACAAAATGCAATAAGACCATTGCAGCGCACTGATCAGATAACAAGACAACTTAGTAAAAATACAGATAAATTAAAAGGCAGATTAGATAGATCAAGTCGTTCATTTAGAGAACAGGGAAGATCGGCAAAGGTGGCTGCTGGTGGCGTACAAACATTGACTAGATCATTAGCACCTTTATTAAAAGCATTAGCAGTAGCAGCAACAGCAAGATTTATATTTGTTAAGACAGCAGAACTACAAACACAAAGAACAGCACTTATACAACTTACTGGCTCTGTAGATTCTGCAAATAAAATTATTAGTCAACTACAAGCTTTTGGAAATGTTACACCATTTACAAGTAGTGAATTAATAGAACAATCAAAACGATTAAAAGCTTTTGGATTTGAAACAGAAGATTTAGTTGATACTGTAAAAAGATTATCAGATGTTGCTGGTGCTACTGGTGCAGATTTAAGTGGTATATCAACAGCCTTTGGTCAGATTTTAGCAAAGGGTAAGCTGCAGAGAGAGGAAGAATTGCAGTTATTGGAAAGAGGAGTTGATATTACAAGTGAATTGAAACGTATTACAGGATTGCAGGGTGATGAATTTGAATCAGCAATGCGCAAAGGTAAAATTGGTGCTGATTTAGTTAATCAAGCATTAATAAATCTTACAAGTGAGGGTGGTGTATTTTTTGGTGGAGCAACAAAACAATCCCAAACATTAAATGGTCAGTTATCAACTTTTCAAGATAATGTAGAAACTTTGGCAAGAACTATTGGAGAAGTATTAGAACCAGCATTAATGGGTACTTTAAAAACTGCAAACAAACTATTAGGCTCAATAAATAGATTATTTTCAAGTGACTTTCAAAGACAAATATCTGGTTTCAGAGCAAATTTAATAATCCCCGGCGGTACTTTAAGTGACCTAAAAAAGATAGAAGATTTTACAAAAAATATACAACCTTTAGGTCTTGATACAGAAGCACTTGATTTACGAATTAGTCAGTTACAGGGAACAAAAAATCAAATAGACACACTTATGAATCAAATGGGTGGAAGAATAAGTCTTGAAGAAATAAATCAATCTTTATCAACACAAGAAGCATTAACAAAAAAAATCAATGAGCTAACTGCAAGAAAAAATTTATTACTTGATGGTACTGATAGAAAAGTTAAAAAAATTGAAGAAAGTACTGGTGGTGTTAGTGATGCCTTTAAAAAAATTGGCGATAGTATTGCACAAGGTGTATCTGATGCTCTTACAGATGCAATATTACAAGCAAGAACATTAGGCGAAGCTGCAAAAGGTATTTTAAATATGATTGCACGATCACTTTTACAACTTGGCATTAATACTATTCTTGCTGGATTTGGTGGACCATTTGCAAATTTACCTACTTTTGCCAATGGTGGTAGACCACCTGTAGGCAGACCATCAATCGTTGGCGAGAGAGGTCCAGAATTGTTTGTACCTTCTACTGCTGGAACAATTATTCCAAATCATTCTTTAGGTGGTGGCGTAACAAATAACATTGTTGTTAATGTAGATGCATCAGGTTCTAATGTAGAAGGCAATGAAGGTCAAAGCAGAGAGCTTGGCCTTGTTCTTTCTACTGCAATACAGGCACAATTAATACAAGAAAAACGACCCGGAGGTTTACTTGCATAATGGCCACATTTCCATCATTTACACCAACATATTCTAGTTTTAGAAAAAAATCAGAACCAGTAAAAAGACTTGTACGCTTTGCAGATGGTTACGAGCATAGGGTTTTGTTTGGACTAGCTAGTCATCAAAATCCAAAAGTATATGATTTAGAGTTTAACGAATCTGAAGAAGATGCAGATGTTATTGAGGCCTTTTTAGATAGTAGAGCTAATGACCAAGCAAGCTTTACTTTTACACCACATGGAGAAGGTGTATCAAAAACAGGTACTTACAGCCAATCAGGAACCACTGTGACAATTACTGTAACCAAACATGGTATAGCTATTGGCGAAACTGTAACTCTTGATTTTACAACTGGTTCTGCAACAGACGGAACATTTATTGTTGCATCTTCTGCTGACCAAAATACTTTCACTGTTACTGCTGGTTCAAGTGCTACCAATAGTGGTAATGTATCTGTTACTGTTTCTGGTGCTAAAAAGTT